GAAGAAGTGGAGCATTATTTAAGATTATGGAAGCCAAGCGCCCAACTTATCCGTGCCCCAAAAGTGCATGGAATTTCTGGGCATAGTTATTCATTTGATTTCCAACTTGATAATCAACTGATTCTCGCAATCGCCCCTACTCCAAGCGCCGTCGGTGCCGTTATGCGGAAATCAGGGGATGTGATCAGTGGAAACGATTTAAACGGGCGAAACATTACAGTGATTGTTGATAATCGCACTGATGAACTTTTTGACGAACATAAAGCGGAAGAAGAAATTCAGATCATCTCAACATTAGCAAATGCCGTCCCGTTAACAAATCTCATCAATCAAGCGATGAAAAACACCCAAACTGCGCACTAACGTGGTTTGATCTGATGCCGGAGACATACCAACCACAATAAACCGCCTCACTGGCGGTTTTTTTATTAACATTTAAACTCCGCAATCAACTCCTCTAGCACAATCCTCTCCTGCTCATTAGCGCGCACAATCCTCAACTCTTCATCTACGCGCGACACTATCTCATTAACCCCTAAGCTATTAATCCCTTCGCAATTCAGCGAGATTAGCCATTTTTTAAATTCTTCTTTCATAATTCGCCCTCCTTATCGGCAGGTCCATAATAAACAAACTTCAATTTAAACCAACTATCGCTACCAAAATTTGCGATCAGCATCGCAAAAATCTCAAAAACACACCACAAAACACAAATTTTACTTTGCGATTGACTAAAAAATAAGCAATCAAACACATTTCCTTAAAATTTATTTATTTGAAAATCAACCTGTTATGAACAAATAGTACATTTTATCTAAAATATGTACTTTTTGTTCTTGACTAATATGAACTAAAGGTACATGATGCACCCATCAAAACGAGATACACATAAACAAATATCTCGATGCTCTTTTAAAATTTAGTTGTCGTGCGGATGATAAGTTGCACCTGGACTAAGGTGCGTAACCCCACAGCAGAAAACTGTACTGCGTGTTAATCGAAGAGATGCGGTTGGCAGATTATTAAATTACCAAGTGGCAGCGCTGCTTATCATCCTAAGCAATCTCAAAGAAGATACGACCGCAATCAGGGAAAGATGGGACAAGCCCGTGGATTGCAAGGATAAAGCAAACACAGCTAAGTGTGACAGCCGGAAAGACGGCATTTATATCAAAGTACATTCTATTTAGTGTGTTTTGACATAAAGAGCAAATAGATAGCAAACAAGGAGGTGGATCATGTAATCAAGGGACTTTTATCATCTATTTAGCTAATTTTTTACCTTAATTTAAAATCCATATTGAGATGGTTATTTGTCAAGTGGTCGATTGGCAAATATAGGCAAGGATGCCTAGAGATGTACTTGCCTGGCTGCGCAAGTAAATTTGCAGCCAAATTAAAGCGTGCTGACGTACAGAGAAACAATGGCTAGTGAAACTATTGTGAATGATAGATACGCACGCTTTAACGGCTCTTTGTTTGGTCGGTTGTGGAAACTGACACGGTACAAAAAACGGTAGCGTTATGAAAAATGACACAGGGTTCAAATCCTGGAGAGCCTCCAGCTAAAGCCGTTCTCAAAATGCGAATGGAATCGCCCAATCTTCTTGAAAATTGAATGGAATCGAGAGCGGCTCTAGCTGGAAACAGCGTTTTTCATAATAAAAAAATCTCCTTTTGATTGGTTATGCCCTCCACTCGCTTTCACACTTTGACGTTGGAGGGATTTTTTTAACCAATATCTTATTAACCATACGAGGTGAAACTATGAACAAGTTAATCAATTTTCTTAAAACCACTGCTTATGTAATCGCAACTATCCTTTCAGTCTGCCTAGTTGTTATGACGATGCTAACTGCTCTAGCGGCACAAGCAAGCGAACCAACAGCATTAGAGCTTGAACAAGCAAGAATCCAATGGATTGCCGAACACGGGCAATATCAACCAAATTTAACAGAGCCAGCTAAACAAGAGGCTCTAGTCTTTACCGCAACAAAACAAAAGGAATTGGATCATGAAAAAGGCAAAAGTAGAAATTAAGATAGAGCCAGATCCGAAAGGTGGCTGGTATGTTGTTGAAAGAGTTAATGGAAAAGTATGGTGGCACTCTTCTAATTATCAATCAGTAGAACTAGCTGAAACGAGAAAGAGAGAGCGTGAAGAGTTAAAAGCAAATACGGCTGAATGGCGCAATAACAAGCTCGCTCGCCGCTCAAAACCGAAAACTGGACTAGCAACCAAGCCAACATTAGTTAAGCGTATTTCAAAGGCTAAGATGCGTTATTTAAAACGTTTTGATGAGCACAACGAAATGCGCAATCAACAGCCTGAATCTGAGCGCCAAACTGAATTTCAACTTACTGAGATTCATCGTCTTTTTGGCGTACACGCAACCACAATCGAGCGAGCGATTTATTATCGCCAAATCAAGCCTCGAGGCAAAAAATTAATCAGAGGTCATTGGGTGAGAACATTTAAATACGAGGATTTATGCTCTTACTTTGACATATTGAGAGGTATTCCAAATGGAAACGATGCAACGACAATGGGAAATGGCTAGTTTTACCGCTTATGACAAGGCGCAAGAACAATACGATGCCTATGAGCGTGCAGTAGAAAATGAAATTAGCGATATAGAAAGAGAAATAAAAAGTGGAGATAGCCAAACCTTATGCGAGTTTTCTGAGCTTATGGAGGAAAACGATAACGCTTGGATCAATATCTTCTTATGTAATCAATCGGCTCTTAAAAACTTGAGAGATGAGGCAGTAAAAAAACTTGCTGAAAATCGCATAGCGCAAAAAGAAGAAGATTATAAACGTGGTTATATTTAAATTTAAGGTAAATAAAAATGACAGAAAAATTTGAGTTGATCCTATCAACAGAAAGCAAAGTTTTAACAACCAATATTGCAGACTTTGAGAAACAAGCGGATGCGTTTATCTCTACCCTAACAAGCAATTTTGAAACTGATGATGACTTCTTGGCAGCAAAAGAAGAAGTAAAAATCCTTAAAGAATTAGAGGATAAAACAAGATTGGCTATCAAAAATGCCGTTTGCGGTGATATTAAAAAACTTGTTGAAACAGCCGAAAGCATTGCCGAGCGTTTTAGACAAGAGCGATTGGCTCGAGATAAATTAGTCAAAATCAAAGAATCTGAAATTAAAGCTAAGATCGTAGATGATGCGGTTGCCGAAATCTCAGATATTCGCCACAAACTAGCAAAAACAAGCGATGTATCGCTTGCGCTAGAAGAGAACATTCCAAAGCATAAGATCGCAAGTCGGATTGAAGAAAGCGCAAAACGTAAAAGCTCAATCTCAGGCCTAATGAAAGCCGTAAATGCTGAGAAAACCCTAATCATTAGCGAGATCACTATTGAAGTCACTCGCTTAACTGAACGCCTTGAGCAGCTAACTGCTAAATCAAGCTATCTATTTCCCGATGCGATCAAGTTAATTGCAAGTGAAGAAGATTTAGCACCAATCATTAAACAACGAATTGATGATGAGCAAAAGCGTGAATTAGAAATCAAGGCTAAAGCACAAGAAGAGGCAAAAGTAAAAGCTGAAACGCAAGCCGTCCAATCTTCTTGCAAAGAAAAAAACATGGGAAGTGAAACGTTAAAAGCACAAGAATTGTCGCCTGGTGATGCTATTGAACATTTTGAAGTCAGAATCGCATTCTCAGGAACGTTGAACGATGCCGTATCATTCGCTCGTAAAATTAAAGAGCAATACGGTGACAATGTAACACTCAAGAAAGTTAATTAAAGGAACAACAAAATGAATACATTACCGGCGAACATTCAAACAGCCCTAACCGAACGCAATATTGATACCGCAGTTTGGACAACTTTGCAAAATAGCGTTTTTCCTGGCGCAAAGGATGAAAGTATTTTGCTTGCCGTAGATTATTGCAAAGCTCGCAAGTTAGATATTCTTAAAAAGCCTTGTCATATCGTGCCAATGTCAGTGACAGATGCAAAAACAGGCAATAAAAACTGGCGTGATGTGATTATGCCAGGTATTTACGAGCAGCGCATTACAGCATTTCGCACTGGTCAAATGGCTGGGCAAGATGAGCCAGTTTTTGGTGATACGGTTACATTCAGAGGTATAGAGGCTCCTGAATGGTGCAGAGTTACCGTCTATCGATTCATTAATAATGAACGATGCGCATTTTCCCATACAGAATATTTTTCTGAGGCTTGCGCAACAACAAAAGAGGGCAAGCCTAATTCTATGTGGAGCAAACGCCCTAGAGGCCAATTAGCGAAATGCGCTGAGGCTGGCGCATTGCGTAAAGCATTCCCCGATGAATTAGGTGGCGTAATTACTGCTGATGAAGTAAATGAAGAGCCTATCAATCAGCATGGCGCTGCAACGCCTGACAGTGGAACAACGGTGATTGACACTCAATCGGTAGAATTAATCACTCCTGAACAAATCAAAGAAATTGAAAATTTGATTGAAGTTACAGGCTCAAATCTTATGGGATTATTGGCGGCGGCTGGAAATGTGCCAAGCATTGAAAAAATCACAAAATCAAATGCTGAACATGCAATTAATAGATTGCTTAACAAGCTAAATGAGCAACAAGCCAAAGATGATGAGGATATTCCCTTATGATAGATGGACTAATAACACTTGATTGCGAGCAAGGAACTGAAGAATGGCTAACGGCAAGACTTGGTATTCCAACGGCAACAGGGATCGAGAATATCGTTACGCCAACAGGTAAAAAATCAAGCTCGCAAATCAAATATATGTCTGAGTTGATTGAAGAAAGCATCCTTGGCTTACAGGATAGCGGATATAAATCAGCTTTTATGGAGCGAGGCAATCAGCTTGAGCAGCTTGCCCGCTCTGCTTATGAATTTCTTACAGGAAACGCCGTCAAGCAAGTTGGCGGCGTATATCTAAACGAGAAAAAAGAATTGATGGTTAGTCCTGATGGATTGATTCCTGAACTCAAAAAAGGGCTTGAGATTAAATGCCCGAAAATGAGTACGCATATTCAATACATCATCAACGGAGGCGTGCCGTCTGAGTATGTTATCCAGGTACAAGCAAATTTATGGGTGACTGGATATAAAACATGGGATTTTGTGAGTTATTGCCCTGAATATCAAAAACAACCGTTTTATCTCTTTACGGTTGAGCGAGATGAAAAATTAATGGCGGCGTTTGACAAGGAAATACCCGCATTTATCAAAACATTAAAAGCATATAAATCTATGGAGTAAATATGGCTGGAATTAATAAAGTAATTATCGTTGGCTTTTTAGGCAATGATCCTGATGTGCGCACTATGCCTAATGGTGAATCAGTGGTAAATATCAGCGTGGCAACAAGTGAAAGCTGGACGGATAAAAACTCAGGCGAGAAAAAAGAAGTGACCGAATGGCATCGCATTGTCATTTATCGAAAACTAGCCGAGATCGCCGCTCAATATCTACATAAAGGCTCTCAAGTATATGTTGAGGGGCGCTTAAAAACTCGCAAATGGCAAGACAATAACGGTCAAGATCGTTACTCCACTGAAATCCAATGCGATAACTTTCAAATGCTAGGCGGTAGAAACCAAGATGCCGCACAAAATCAACCGTCTAAACAGCAAGATAAACAACAAAAAGCACAATCTAAACCTCAACAATCTGAGCCGCCAATGGATGCTTTTGATGACAATATTCCATTTTGAATTCCATATACATAAATTATGTAAAAATACATCATAGAAACAACCATTCTAGGAGGAAATATGGCTAATTTTATTAAATTAACACTTTTAGATGAACGAGAAATATTCATCAATGCAGAAACCATCGTTAGCTTAAATACTTATAATGGCGCAACCGTAATAACAACATTAAATTCAAACGATGATAATTGCATAAACGTAAAAGAAACACCTGAAAGAATATTGCACTCTATACAGTGCGGCCAACTATTCCGCTAATTGGAGGTGAAATGGATAACGAAAATATAGAGCAACAACTAAAAGAGCTTTACAAACAAGAGCAAGCTCTCTACTTAGAGATTGAGCGTGTTCGTGAGCGAATTAGAGAAATAATCAACTACACTAACAAAAATAAGGCCGCTAAATAGTGGCCTTTAAATTTACAAGGATGAGTAAAAATGTGGTTTAAAAATGCGATCATTTATCAACTAACAAAGAACATTGACTTCGGTGAAATCGAATCAAAACTAAAAGAATGCCAATTTACGCCGTGCGAACCGTCTGAGATTAGCCGATTCGGTTGGACTGCACCGTTATAAACAGATGGCAATTTAGCCTATTTTGCAGATAACAAAGTTTTGCTTATGGCTAAACGTGAAGAAAAGATTTTGCCGGTAGATGTGATCAACCGAGAACTAAATATCAGAATTGCGGCACTTGAAGAAAAAGAACAGCGAAAATTAAAGAAAACTGAGCGCCTATCATTAAGAGATGATGTTGTTGCATCACTAATCTCTCAGGCATTTTCCAAGTTTAAATCTACCGCACTTTTCATCGATTTAAAAACAAATCTGATTTACGTTGATGCAGCATCATCAAAATTAGCTGAAGATGCCCTAGCGTTATTGCGTAAATCACTAGGATCACTTCCAGTTATCCCGCTCAACTTTAATACAGCACCTTGCGAGGTGATGACTGAGTGGATTGCAGATAAAGAGCCTAATTGGTTAATCTTATTAGAAGAGGCTGAGATTCGGGAGAAAAACGATCTTGGCGTAATCAGTTGCAAAAATAAATCATTGCTCGATGAAGATATTGTGGAGCTTGCACAATCAGGGCTTGTATCGAAACTTGCTCTTGAATGGGAAAACAATCTCAAATTTGTTTTGCGTGACGATGGAACACTAAAACGGTTGAAATTCTATGACCGCATCACAGAGCAAAATGATGATATTTCAAAAGAAGAAATTGGCAAACGCTTTTACGCTGATTTTATCTTAATGGCCAACGTGCTTTCAGGCTTATTGAATGAGCTATCAGTTGAATTTAATGGATTAAAGGTTGCACTATGAAAACAGCAGAAGAAATTTTAGAAGAGCGAAAAAATACGCATGGCGATTTTGAAAAGGGTGCGCAAGATTTTGCACAACTAATGCGCCCGGTTGTCGAGAAATGGCTAGCTGGCACAATTAGCAATGTTAAATTTTATGGTTTAACAATGGCTAATGCAAAACAAGTGAGAATCTTGAATGGAGATTCAAGCCATGCCGATCATTATATTGATGCCGCAAATTATTTTACTCTTGCCGGAGGGCTTTATAAGGCGAGCAATAATAAAGAGTGCGTTATGAAAGGTGGCATTTCATTGTGCGGAGTGCGTGAGAATGAATGAGATTAAAGTTGGCATCCCTTATTCATTTTTCAAAATGATATTTGGCTCATACTTTGCCATAAATATATCCCTACCAGCAACAGCAGCAGTATATGCCATTGAACAAACCAAGGAGTATTGGATTTTAATGGATAGCGAGATGAGAAATGAAATTATAGAGCATTGCGAGCAAATTGTAGAAAATTCATCAATTAAAACCGTATTAAAAAGCTTTATAAAATGGGCAAAAGAAAACATTGATGCGGAACATCGGAAGAATTTACAACGTCCATTGGTTGATGTTTTGCCAGTTGTTAGTATGGAAAAACTAAACCGTAAAAAAGGTGATTGATATGATTGTTTGGGCATTGTTCGATAGCGGTAACGGCTGCTATACGAAAGGTGCAGAGCTATTTAATCAGTCAGTCAGTCAGTCAGTCAGT